GGGATATATCGATTACGATAACCGGCGAGTAAGAGATAGAGAGAACCAACACAAAAAGTTACGTAAAAGAAACATATAATTTCCCATGGAGTGAGCCATATTGCAATAGCAGAAAACCATTTAATATCGCCTATGCCAAAGCCTTTATGACTAATCAAACGAAGTCCATATGTAATAGCACCTACGCTGATAACACTTAATAAGGTTACTAACATAGATTGATCATTTATATAGCTATATATAATGCCACCTATTACAAGAACTAATGCCCCTTCATCAGGCAATATATAGTAATGCATATCGATGGTAGCACCTGCTATGATGATGAGTGAAAACACAGCATACAAAGCAATGTGAGTATAAGATATTGCTTTTGATGAAACTATAACAGGTAGCAATATAGATGCTATATATACAAAAAGTCCTATCACATAATTGGTCCCTTTCATACCTTGTCCTTTCATATAACTAACGTATGTAATTCATAATCTATACAAGTTAATTAAGGCTCATTAGGTGCTTTAACAACAACAGATTTTGAAGTCCCACCACTGACAACTTCATAAGTAATAGTGTATTCTTTTCCTTTTGCAGTCTTAACATGTTCAGTAAGATATCCTTCCTTATATAGATTTTCTACTGTTGGAGGTGTATCGACATTTTTGTCAATCATAAAAGGGTATATCGGTTTGAAAAACTTCAAATTTCAAAATACATTGTAATAATCAAAGTTTTTCATTGTGGCCATTCAAAACAAATTACAGAAAATAGCATATTTCAAAATGAGTTTTTGACGAATTTATGACGGAAATAAAAAAAAGAGGGGTACCGCTATGGTACCCCTTTTTACTATTAATCTAATTCAACAAGGCGTTTCAATTCGCCGTTTACAAACCACATTTCACAACGTACATTGTTTTTATCCGTCAATGTAGCCGTGTATAATCCGTCTTGTTTTGGTTGAATATCTTCTGTGAATTCATGAACTTTGCCTTCAAATGTAAATGTTTTCATATAGTTTACTCCTTTTAATTAAAAACGGTGTGCCGTGAACCGCACGGCGCGGAGATAATTGGATCACCTACCATTTCGCAAATGTATATAAAGCACTGGCCCCTTTGAAATGCTTACCTTCAAAATGTGCTAGGCTTTGAAAGTCGCCAGCTTGATAACCGATTGTTTCGTATACCTTCCCTGTCTCCATTACAGTAACGCCACCCATAATACGATGTACTTTATTAAGGTTGATTTTATACACATCAACCTTTTGTTCATCGGTATTTTCAACAACTGCGGTTCTATCGCTTTTTTCAATAGCTTCCGGTGGAATATTCGGAGATTTATCCTTAATAGCGTTTTTCGTAACTACTGCCGCATCATGTAGCGTTGGCGCTTGCGTATAATATGTTACTACCGGCTGCGCTGTTTCCTTATACGCAATAACTTCCTTCGCTACTTTTGGCGATACGTTAAGCGCTTCCCCTAATTTATTAGGGTTCTTCGCCGTTGTCTGATTGATAATAACCGGTTCTTGTAGTTTCTTAGTATGCATCACGTTATAAGCAAATAAGCCGGCCACTACCACCAATAACATAAGTAGTGCCACGGTGATAACTGGTGCATATCGCCTTAATAGTTGAATGATAGTATCCATAAATACCTCCTAAATAGGCCAGTTCAATACCAAATCAGCATCAAATTCTTTGCCTTCAATGTTTTCGGTAAATGTATATTGCCATAGATTAGCACCGTCATAATCACATTGGCTATTAAGTTGTGCGCACCAGATAGCGCAACCACCTAATTGACTAACGTCTAATACATTTACTAACCAGTCATAACTAGCGTATAAGCCGGTGTTTCCGTATCCGGCTTGCCATAATTTATTGATGAACACGCTGCAAATATTTGTTAATTGTTGGCCTGTTGGCATGCCACGATCTGCTTTGTAATCGTCCGCATCTTCCATGTCGAACCATACGCCCATAGGTAACTTATCCACAGTTAAACCAGCATCATTGAGCGTATTGATTACAAATTCCGCTTCACTTGCTGCGTGTTCCTCGTTCATAGCGTAGGAATAATGGTATACACCAATCGCTAATCCGGCATTAATTGCACCATTGATATTGTTATAGAACTCACTATCTAAATTACCTCGGCCATAACCGATGCGGATAATAGCGAAGTCAAAGCCATTAGCCTTGACCGCCCCCCAATCCACTACACCGTTATTTTCGCTTACATCAATACCCCTCATGTTTCACCTCATAATTTAACTTTGTTTTCAATTTTAGTTCGGATTAAGTCTAGGAATTTACCCATAGATACGTTGCCGCCGTCTCTTAGATTTTCAAGAATGGATAGAAATTCGGACGAGCCTAAATATAACCATACCAACGATACGGCGAACTGTTTTTGCCCACTCATCTCGTCAAATAAAATAGCGGCTATTGTAGCCGCCACATATGTCATTACCTTACCTATGAACCCTTTTCGCATATATTTAGATGCTATAAGCTTTTTTTCAAATGCAATCGGTATGGCCCGATATTTTTCCCACGTGGCGATTTTCTCCGGATCATATCCGAATTCATCAACCAACATTTTATATGCGATGCTCGCCCATTTTGTGAGTAAATCAACGAATACCAATAAAATAAACACGCCCAATATTTGAACGTGTTTTAAACCAATCACCCATATAGCCAACGCAGCAACGCTGCTTAATATTGTTTTTAAGATAAAGCTAGTTGTAAGAGAATTCCAACTATCGATTAAGAAATCTAACACTATTTGCATTATTACTCCTTTATAATCCCTAAGCCATATACCCCCCTTGCTACATTGGCTTTTTGAATATTTAGTTTGTCTAACTTTTCTCTCTTTGTATCGCTAGACATGGTTTCGCTATCAATAATTTTCTTCGATGCTTTATTAATAGCCTTAAATGAATTTTGTGCATTTTTCAGTTTATTGTATAACTTAGGGTCATAGCCTTCCGGTCTCTGCCCTGTAAGTTTTAGTTCATTATGAAGTTTTTCTTGCTCCTTAAAATCATCATAGACACGTTGCACGCTATCACTACTTTGATATGGTTTAGCAAAGAAACGGCGTATTTCCGGTAGCTCTGTTACACCTTTAGTAGGGCGTTTTTCATTCGCACCACCAATAGCATCCGTTATGTCTAAGCCTAATCGAGCAAGGTTACCACCATAACCCATAATTGTATTATCCACTTTATACGGTGATACGTTGAATGTGTCGCCAACTTTACGAGCCACCATAGATGTATTAGATCCGTACTGTAGTTTATCCGGTAGTTTTTCTTGAGATTGAGGTACAATGTTTCTTTGTCTGAATTTAGAGTAATTATTCCACCATTCCCAAATCGGAGACAAAGCCGTAGGCAATACATCAGGCAATAGTGTATCAATCGTTCTGTCGCCTAAACCTTTAAAACCGACTCCGGTTCTGCCTGTTGATTTATCATCAAAATACTGTAACATACGTTCAAATGTAGTGCCGTATAACAACCCTAATTCAAACGGCTTAGGTATTTTTATAAATTTATTACCAGCTGGAATATGGAAGAATGTATCCTTTTCCCATTGTGGCAACTCTTGATACGCTGAATTATCTTTATTCAAATACCATAATGCAATTGTAGGTAAGGTGATAAACAAAGTAGATTTAATCGTCATACCTTTCGGATCATCACGCCATGCACGTACTAATTTGTCGCCACCTTGGATAGTTGCATTAAAAAATGCAACTATCTTATTCCATGATTTTGTATGTGTACCGGTACGGCTGAAATCGATCGTAATATCACGGCTTGCGATAGATGCTTCGCCTAGCGTTTTAGGTTTTAAATTGGTCTTTGTTAAACGACTGTATAACCCTGTATACCCTTTTCTAGCATTGCTAAATTCACCTAAACGGGTAGCCACTTCCGTCGCTTCGGATATAGCACGCAACACTTCCATAGGATTTCTTGCGACTTTTGACAATGTGGACTTACGAGAAAATAATTCTCTTAAATGTCCGCTCAAATAGTCTCTATCAAGGCTTACCATAGCAGTGTGAGCGCCACCACTTTTTACGTAATCCCAATATAACTGGTCTTTCTTTAAGAAATGTGCTAACCCTCTAAATGTATCAACTACAGGCAAAAAACCATGTTTAGAGAATACACCGGCCGAAATGGTATCACGCAAAGCGTTTGTGATAGCAAAGCCAGCAGTAACAGTAGAACCAGCACGTAACCAACTAGCCGGATACTGCAATATTTTTGTTATAAAATTGCTTGTATCCTTATTCATCATTTTCATTGTTTGTGCTAATTCCGGAGTTGTTTCATATACAACTTTTTTTCCTTTAACCCAAACAGAAAATGTATTGTCTGTAGATTTTGCTGGTCTATTACCTCTTACCTCTTCGACAATGGTTCCTACGCCCGGTTTCTTTGCTAACTTGGCAAAGGTAACGCCCACGTGATTTCGCTCGATTGCATTGTAGAATTGGTATGTATTTTTTACAATGCTTTCTAATGGATCAATAATATCACGTGTACTGCCTTTGAACCGCTTAATAGGATTAGCTACATTAACAAACCCTTTAGAACTAGAAAAGAACCCATCCATACTCTCTGCTGAGAAATCACGGAAAAACGGAACATAATTAGGATATTTATTTCTCAATAAATGATATGTTTCCAGTTTTAATATCCCATTATTCACGAGTTCAGCAAGTATATAATCTTGAAAACGGTGAATATCTTTAGCGGCACTTTTGAATGTAGGATTTTTTTCATACTGCTTAACGGCTGCTAAATCCTCTTTCAATGTAAATGTAGCCATTTGTCCGTTACGGTGTAGGTCTAAATCATG